TTGATAATGACAAATTTGTACATATAAATTGGTCTAGTAAAAAAGGTAATTCATCTTATAAAATATTAGAATTACCACATGTATCTAGAAAAGAAAGGAAAGGTAAACTATGAGTTACGCAAATGATGTAAGATTAATATTTGAAAATCATTACGAGTGGTGTAAGAAAGAAGGCAGAGATATATCATGGTACAAAGAATACAAGGAGGGAAAAAAAGATGTTTGTATGGAGACACCCAAAGTATTACAAAGAAATAAAGAAAAATAATTTGACAAAGGAAAACTTTTCTGATAGGGGAGAAGACTATGAAAAAATACAAAATAAGATTAACAGGACTGGGGATAGAAGCAGTAGCAATAATCCCATTCGACAACGAACCAACAACAGAAAAAATAGAAAATAATGTAGCGTACTATCTTAACAACAATCTTATGAAGGTTGAGGCAAATGATTTTTATGCAACAGATAAATATATAATAACATACGAGGAAGTGCAGGTTGAATTATAGACAACAACTAGAAGTTATAAAAGGTTTAAGCATACCATCCGAAACTCAGACAAGAATGGATTGTCCATTCTGCAATGGTAGAAATACTTTGTCTATAGATACAACTGAAAATAAGGTGGGGTGGTACTGCTTTCACGCATCATGTAGTGCAAAAGGTAAACAAGAGAGGGAAAAGAATATGCAATACGTTCAAAGAGTATTTCATGGTAACAAAGCGTTACACATAGAAGGTATAGAATTTAAAATACCAGATAGTTTTCAATCAATATATTCAAATGAAAAGGCTATGCGTTGGCTATCTAATAACAATTGCTGGGAGTCTTGGTCTTGGGGTAGAGCAGATTTTAAGTATGATGTAAAACAAAATAGAGTTGTGTTCTTAGTTAAGAATAGAATATCACATAAAATAGTTGGTGCAGTAGGCAGAGCATTGACTAAAGAAGATTTTCCTAAATGGTTTATGTATGGTAACAAAGATGTACCATTTAAATGTGGTGATTGTAATGATGCAGTAATAGTTGAGGATTGTCCTTCAGCTTGTGCAGTATCTAATATATTAACTGGTATTGCAATCATGGGTACTAAATTAAAAGCAGTACAAAAGTCACATTTAAAACCATATAAAAATTTATATATATGTTTAGACAGAGATGCTACAACAAAAGCATATGACATGGCAAAAGATTTAAGATCATCTGGATTTGATAATATAATTGTTAAGCCTTTAGAGGATGACTTAAAATATTATAACACAGAACAAGTAAGGGAGATTTTTTATGGACAAAAAAATGAAACAAGAAATTCTTGATAGTTGGATTTCTTGGAAGCATGATATAAAAGATATGAATAGATCTGAGTGGAATCAAAGAGATCAATCAATAATGGATACTATAGAATTAATATTAAGAAAGGAGTTAGATGATAGAAAAACAAATGATTAGGCTTATGCTTAATAAAAAATTTTACACTAGATACAAAGGTGTACTATCACCTAGTGTATTCTCTGGTGACATAAGTTCTTTGTATGATACGATACAAAAAGCACATGACAAGTATGAAGAGGATATAAAAGTTGATGAGTTATATTCTTTACACACTGCAATATTTAATCCTGCATTAACTCGTGCTGCAAAAGAAAAGTTTAGTGAGTTAGTTGAAGACATCAAAGAAGTACAAGAGCCTAGTAAAGAGATAGCAAAAGATATTATGCGTATCTTATCTGATAGAGATCTTGCACAGAGAATAGCAGTTGAGGCCACAGAGATATTTAATGGTAAAGAAGCAAACTTTACAGAGATTACTGGCATGATAGACAATCATAAAACTAATATTGATGAGGATAAAAATCCTGCAGTGACTAATAACATTGAGGAAGTTATGGAGTTATTAGATGTAACTACTAAATGGAAATTTAATATACCTGTACTAAAAGAAAACGTAGGTGGTATTGGTGGTGGCAATCTTATGATTGCATTTGCTAGACCTGAAACAGGCAAGACAGCTTTCTGGGTTAGCTTATGTGCAGGGCCAGATGGTTTCTGTTCTCAGGGTGCAAAGGTACATGCATTTATAAATGAAGAGCCTGCAATCAGAACACAGATCAGGGCAATCTCTTGCTACACTGGTATGAGCAGAGATGAAATATTATTTGATAGAGTTCAAGCACAAAGAATCTGGAGTGAAATAAAAGATAATATATCTATGTTTGATACAGTTGATTGGTCTATTGAAGATATAGATGCACACTGTGAAAAAAATAAACCAGATATAATTGTAATAGATCAGCTAGATAAAATAAATGTTAGTGGTACATATGCTAGAACAGATGAGAAATTAAGACAGATCTATACTAGTGTAAGAGAGATAGCTAAACGTAGAGAGTGTGCTGTCATTGCAATATCTCAAGCATCCGCTGATGCACACAATAGAAATAGTATTTCATTTGACCAAATGGAAAACTCTAAAACTGGTAAAGCTGCTGAAGCTGATTTAATTATTGGTATAGGTAGAAATGCTAACAGTGATTTAGAAAATAAAATAAGAACATTATGTGTAAGTAAAAATAAAATAAATGGTTATCATGGTGAGCCTGTGTGTACCATTAGAAGGGCGATAAGTAGGTACGAAGTATGATAACAACAGTAGACGTAGAAACATCTTGGCAAAAGAATGAGAATGGTGGGTATGACCCATCACCTTTTCATCCAGATAATATATTAGTTAGTGTAGGTATTAACGATGAATATTATTTTACAAACCATAGCGAGAGAGTAGACAAAGGTTGTTTTAAAAATATACAAGATACGCTAGACAAAACAACTTTGCTTATAGGCCACAATATAAAATTTGATTTGATGTGGTTACTTGAAGCAGGATTTAAATACACAGGTAGGGTTTACGATACTATGCTTGGTGAATATATTTTAAACAGAGGCGTTAGAAAAAGTCTAACACTTGAGATGTGTTGCAGAAGAAGAAAGATAGGATCTAAAGATAGCAGTATAAAAGAATACATGGATAGGGGAATATCTTTTGAGAATATACCTGTAGATGTAGTAGAAGAATATGGTAAGATAGATGTACAAATAACTAGAAGTTTATTTGATTCTCAAATGGCTGATCTTAGATTAGAAAAAAATAAAAATCTTTTGATGACAGTTAAAATGATGAATGAGTTTTTAGTTGTCCTAGCTACTATGGAACGTAATGGAATTAACATAGATACTACTGAGTTAGATAAAGTTGAAAAAGAATTTAGAGCAGAGTTTGCATATCTAAAACAGAAGATAGATAAAATTGTATACAGACAAATGGGTGATACTAAAATTAATTTGTCTAGTCCAGAACAATTATCTTGGTTAATTTATTCTATGAAACCAAAAGATAAAAAGCAGTGGGCTAAAATATTTAATGTTGGTATAGATAAAAGCACAGGTAAAAATAAAAGAAGACCTAATTATTCTAGACAACAATTTAGAAACTTAGTTGCAGATAACTCTGAGACAATACATAGAACTGTAGCAGAGCAATGTGTTCATTGTAGAGGTAAAGGTGTAATTAAAAGAATAAAAAAAGATGGTAGCCCATTTAAAAATTATACTAAATGTCCTGAGTGTGATGGCGATGGATATATCTATACACCAATGGCAAAGATTGCAGGGTTTAGACAAAGACCTAGAAGTGTATATGATATTGCAGAATCTGGATTTAGAACTGATAAATTAACTTTAACTAAGATTGCATCTGAAGCGGAAGGTGAGTTTAAAGAATTTATTGATTCAATAGTTAGACACAATGCAGTAGATACATATTTAAATACATTTGTAGAAGGATTAAAAAACTTTACAAACGAAAAAGGTTTTTTACATCCAAAGTTTATGCAGGCCATAACTGCAACTGGTAGGTTATCTAGTAGAGATCCTAACTTTCAAAATCAACCTAGAGGTAAAACATTTCCTATTCGTAAAGTTGTTACATCTAGATTTGAAGGCGGTAAAATATTAGAGATAGACTTTGCACAGTTAGAGTTTAGAACTGCAGTATATCTTGCACAAGATAAACAAGGTATGGAAGATATAAAAAATAAAATAGATGTACACCAATACACTGCAGATATTATAGGTGTATCAAGACAAGATGCAAAAGCACATACATTTAAACCTTTGTATGGTGGCGTAACTGGTACTGAAGATGAGAAAAGATACTACACTAAATTTTTAGAAAAGTATAAAGATATAAAAAAATGGCATGAGAATTTACAGAGTGAGGCCATTAGATACAAACGAGTTAAGCTACCAACTGGTAGAGAGTATGCGTTTCCATATGCAGAGAGAACACCTTGGGGTGGATCTACATACGGAACACAGATAAAAAATTATCCTGTACAAGGCTTTGCAACAGCTGACATTGTACCATTAGCATGTATAAATATATACAAGTTAATGCAAGAACAGGGTGTAAAAAGTTTGCTTGTAAATACAGTTCACGATTCTATCGTGGCAGATGTTTATCCTGGTGAAGAAGATGTGATGAGTAAAATATTTAAGCAGGGCACATCAAATGTAATACCATCACTCAAAGAGTATTACAAAATTAACTTTAACGTGCCATTAGATACTGAAACAAAGATAGGTATCAACTGGTTACAAATGGAGGATATCAAATGAGTAAGGATATAGATGCATTAGATACTTTAGACGATTATTCTGATGAGGAGTATTCAGCTTTCTTAGAATACACACAACTAAAAGATCAATGTATGATAGAGCCTACAACATTATACATAAATGATAAGCATGAGTTTTTGTCCGAGTGGGAATACTTTGCAAAAGCTGATGGATTAGAAATAAAACACACCGATTGCGAGACTAGAATATGTTAGATAATATATTGTTTATCATGTCGTTTATATACGTCTTTTATTTAATAATTAAAATACTTTATAATGTGTCAAAATGACCAGTAGTTTTTTTCTAAAAATATGATATATACAACCGCTAATATAAGGAGGACAAATGTCTGATAATAATATAATAGTAAAAGGAATGTCCAATGAGCAAATAATGCAAGCCATAGGACAAGATGATGGGTCTACCCTAGGAACTAATATACCTAGGCTAGCTATAAATCGTAGCCCAGAGGATGATGATGGTAATCAATTACCAGTAGGTCATTACTACACCTACGATTCTAACACAGGTCAGAATGTATATTCTAAACCTGTAACCTTACGGCCATTTATAAGTGCAATGCAATACATGCACTATGATGCAGTTCAAGGTGAATATATAAATAGATCTATAATTTTTAAAAGTTGGAGAGAAGAGGCCATAGATATTTTAGGTGGTACTAAATGTGGCAAGATACCATTTAAAGAAAGAGCAAGTCTAACTCCAGAAAAATTAGAAGAGCAAAGAACAATTAGATGTTACAAATTAGTTTATGGTTTATTAAGTTTTGACAAGGGGGTTAATGCAAAAGGTGAATCTGTTTCAATAAGTAATTTACCTGTGTTGTATAGAGTAACTGGTACAGCTTTTTCACCAGTTAGTGCTGCACTTGACCAGCTTAATAAAAGAAAAAAACTAATGTTTAATTGTACATTTTCTTTAAATACTAAGAGGCAAAAGAAAGGTGGTAATGTTTACTACACACCAGATATAACTGTAAATGCAGATGCTAATCTACAATTATCTGATGATGATATGGAAACATTAAAAGTATTTCAAGAGTCTATTGATATAGAAAATAAAGAAGTAGTTGATCTATACAATACTGCTAAATCTGAAAGTAATAAAAAACAAACTGACAAGATAGATGCAGAGATTGTAGAAGACATTGAGGATGCACCAGAAAAAATACTAGCTTCTTAATGAATAATATACTTTTAAAAGTTCAACAATACTTAGACAACGTATCTAAAAATCCTGTTAAGCTAGACAAACAGTTGGTACAGGAGTTTGGTGAGGCGTGTAAAAACGCCTTACTAAAGCAGTTTGAAGAAGCTAGAAGAGATAAGTTTGAAACTAGAATGTCTAATATTGGTAGGCCATTGTGTCAATTGCAGATGGAGTCTAAGGGTGTGAAGGGTGAAGGCCAACCTTATAATAATAAAATGAGAAATACATTTGGAGATTTAATAGAAGCATTATCTATATCTGTAATGAAGTCTGCAAATATAAAATTAGAAAATGAACAGAAGAAAGTTAAGTATAAATTTGATGGGGGAGAGATTGAAGGTAGACAAGATGTTGAAATTGATGGAAAGATTTGGGATATTAAAAGTGCATCGCCATATTCGTTTGATAAAAAATTTGGAGAAGCAGGAGGATTTAGTGAAGTTGCTAGGGATGATTCCTTTGGCTATGTATCACAAGGATTTTTATATAGTGAAAGCCAAAAGAAAAACTTTGGAGGTTGGATAGTAGTTAATAAATCTACAGGTGAGTGGGCAGTATGTGAAACTCCTGCCTCTATAGAGGAGCATAAAGAGAAAGCATTAAATACAGCTAAGAATAATTATAAAGCAATAAAAGAAGGTAAACCTTTTAAAAGATGTTTTAGTGATGTAGCTGAAACTTTTAGAACTAAGCCTACTGGTAATAGAGTTTTGGGTTTTGTGTGTTCATATTGCCCATACAAACTTCCTTGTTGGGGAAGAGATAAATTGCAGTTGTTACCGCAGCAGCAATCTAAAGGTAAGAATCCTAAGTGGGTTTGGTACACTTCTGTTACAAACCCTAGGGAGGAACCTAAAGAGTTTAGTGGTGGATAGTTTGAGGGGTCTATTCATCACTAACTCTAAGTGTATACAATTTATGCATTTATATTTTGTAGTATTCAAAGATAAAAAGAAAGAAGATTATAAGTTGTTTAGTAATAATTTATTTGATGAAGAAAATAAAGCAGAACATTTTGGTAAGTCTAGTATGAAAAGAGGATTTGAGCATAAAGTATTAGAATACAATAATGAAAATTATGATAGGTATTGG